TATGCGTTTGGGCTATACTTGAGGAGCCTACAGAAGGTGAACCCGTAGTAATAGGTAATGCAACAGTAACTACACTCTCAGAAACAACAGGAGAGCCAACAGCAGGTGGTTGTGAGTTGATGTTAGCAGCAGCTAGTGAATGGCTCTGAAACAGGTTCGATGGTAGAATAACAGGGGATTCTGTTGTTAACTCATCAGCTAGTATAACTTGTTCTTGAGATAAATTGGGTGTGCCAACAACAGCATTGCCTGCGGTGATAGGTACGGCACCGATTACACCACCCTCGGAAATACTTGCAACGCCTACAAAAGGCGATACTGTAGTTATGCCCTCAAGGGTTATGGCATGTTCTTGGGAGACATTAGAGGTGCCTACATTAGGCAATCCCGTAGTTATACCCTCAAGGGTTAAGCCATACCCCTCCGAAGTAATAGGAGTACCTACAAAAGGGCTTCCAGAAACTATACCAACACTACCTAATAAGTGCTCTTGCGCGAGTCCTGAGGAACCAACTAGAGGTGATCCTGTAGCTAGATTATCGGCAGCTAAATTGCAATCTTGTGCTATAGTGGACGCACCAATAGAAGGTGCGGAAGTTGTAATACCGTTACCGCTTAGAAAGTTGACGCCTTCGGCTATGGCCCCATCATCACCTAGCGGAGTGGAGGCGAGAGGGGAAAATCCTAGCATGTCAGACCCCGTTTATTTCAAACAGTGCATCCACCTTTGCAGCGTCAGACAAGCTATCTAGGGCAGTGCCAATGGTCCATGCCAGACCTTTGTTTATCGTTACGCCCCTGTCAGAGTTCTCATTCATCGACATTTTTGCCCTCTAACTGTATTTGAAGAAAAGAACGGCCAACGCCATGACTACGCGCTCGAACCGGCCCACGCCATCCGCTTTCATGGCTTCATGGAACGCAGCCCCCGCCGTGAACCGATCCCATCCGAGGGACAGAAAATAATCATGCAGGGCGAATGCTTTGAGATATTTGGGGTTGTGAGGACTAAACAGCCACCGCGCCCATCTGGGAACCGTACCGTCGAAGGGGAACCCCACCGGAACCGTATAGGCCGCGCCGGTATCCACATGCCCGACAACCCAAGTTAGGGGCGCTGTGGTGCGGTAGCGTATGACCCCGATAGGTTCGCACCAATCAGCAGTATCCGTGTAATTGCTCATTTACGGCCAGCCTGCCCACGTTGCTGGATCTGGGATAGGGGCCAACTCACGCAGCGATTTGGCGGCAAAAACAATCGTAGTTTCAACAGCCGCTGCCGCTTGCCCGAAAGCAAAACACGTCTGCGCGTCCATCGGCACAACCGAATTGTCCGAAGCGATCCATGCAAAATCTTGATCTGCATTCGCCCAGCGTAGATTACCCTCTTGCGCGCCCGCGCCCACAGCAAAGCCCGCAAGAGTGGCCGCTCCGGTAATACGCGAAAGGCTCACGGTGTCGCGCTGAAATGCAACGCCATTAAATGTGAAATCCTGCTGCAAGCGGCGGGCACGCTCTTGGTTTACGTCCTGCGCAGTGTATACAAAGGGAACTGGAGCAGGCGTAGGAAGATCAAATATTTGCCCGTTTTTCTGGACTAGCATTAGACTGCCTCCTTATAGCCGTAGAGAGAGATGGTGCCGCCCGTTATGGTGTTGCTAAAATCTCTGAGCCGCAGCACATCGGCCTTCGATGCGTTCTGCCGCCAACCAGCCGATATGTGGCGGTGTGCGTAAGCTGTAGCAGTTGGCTTAATAGCTAAGGTTGTAGCATTCACTGAAATTTGATTCGGCGTATTAACAATATCCATCACAGAATGAGTGGGGTTGTCGTCAAGATCGTTAGAAACAAGCATCATGCCGTTTGTAGGATAAAAACTTTGCGAACTTACGCCCGAAGTTGAAAACCATTTATCTATTCGATAAGCGTACAGTGTACTTTCAAAAGTAGTGCCGCCGTCCAGCGAAATTGTGCCGAAAAGGTACGATCCAGACGATGAGTATGTCAGGTCTTGGATAATAATCCGATACCGCGAATACCCAGCGGGTAGGTCAAAATCCACAGCAGTGACCGGTGTCGTGATGATCTCTTGGCTTAGAAGAGTGAGACCAGCCGCCCCACCACCAAAGTCCTCAGCAGTGGCAGTGACGTACACCACAGCAGAGCCTGTAAGGGAGATAGCAGCATCAGCATTACTAGATTCACTTACAGTACGTGTAAGGGTTGTCCCAGAGGCTGTGTAAGTGCCTGTGCCTATCTCCCAAGCATCTCCATCCTCGATGACATAACGAACTACATTAGTGTCTACTACACCAGCATCAGCAAAGGTCTGATAACCTACCTCAGCAGCGCCAAGGGTAATAGTACCCGTGCCAGTAGTGGCAGTCGATACTTTGGCTCTGTTGACGAGAGTTACCATTTATTTAACCTCTTTAGACTGGATCAGGGATACCGATAGCAACAGACGACAGTGTGAAAGTGTTACCTGTAGTGACTGCTTGTGAGGCTGACAAAGAGCCTGTAGCCAGTAGACGAGAGTTTACGGTGTCTACAATAGCATAGTGGGTAGCTGTACCCGTACCTGTGACTGAACCATCAGTAATGGCTCCTACAACAACCTCACGGCCACCACCAGCACGGTCAGCAGGCGCACCAATGCTAAGGCTGGTAGAGTTACCCAAGGTGTTAGTACTTGTAGCAGCTACATAGGTAGTAGCCTCAATAGATGTAATATCAATACGGTTAGCTTCAGTGTCCAGTACGGTTAGGCCGTTATCAAACACCCGATCATTAAGAGTAGCCATTATTTGTTTCCAAGCCCTTTAGCGTTACTATACGCGAGTTTTAGTTGAGGTTTAGTATAACCATTCATCATAAGGTCAGTTAAGGCCCATACAGCAGCATCTAATCTATCAGGTGAACCAATAGACCCTAAAGGCTCCCATGTACGCATCTGTGTCTCTAGCTCATTAAGGTTAGCACCATCTTCAGGATTTCTAACATGATGCACTAAACCACGCTCATAGAGGGCGCTGATAGGTTCTGCACGGGCGTACTTACCACGAGAGGCTCTTACAGCCTTAAAGGGGATCGTATCGTCCTCTCCGTGGATGGTCTGCTTAACCATGTCCCCACCTTGGTTGACTTCTGCTACAATACGATCAGCTTCATACTGGTGGTAAAGAGAGATGGCCTTAGAGGCCCAACCTTGAGGGGATAGCTTATCCGTGTAGTCACCTAAGATGTACCCTTTGCCATTAACGTCTACGCCTGCTACAACAATACCTGTCATGTCAGATTCAGCATTAGCAGTAACGGCAGGGTCAATAGCTACAACAATACGGAGAAGTTGTGGGACTAGATCACGATCAATCTGACAAGCATCAAGAGTGTCGGTAGTCCAGAGTGCGCCTTCTGCCTCTTCCAAGACTTCAGCATACAATTCTTGCTTACCCAGTCTAGTACCCTCATATTGGGCCTTTACAGCCTCAAGGTAGCTACCAGCAAGGTTAGCACTGTTATCGAAGGTAGAACCTGAAGTAATTACTACCTTAGGTGCCTTTAGGATACCACGTACTAGTTTAGTAGGTTTTGGTGTAGTAGTTACACAAACTCTAGGGTGTTTACCCAAGCGTAGGCAGAACTGGAGCATATCCCAAGTATCTTGGTCTTTATTCCACGCTGCAAGCTCATCACACCAAGCTGCGCTAAACTGTGGTCCACGTAGACGCTCAGGCTCTTCAGCACTATAGAACTCTACTTTAGCACCATTCTCCCATGTGAGGGACCGCTTAGTAGGGGACCACTCAGGGTAGCCTATGGGTACGCCTTTGTAGGTCTTGTCACCTTCGTAGCAGCAATTCAGGAAGCCTGACTCACCCTTAACCATAACACGTTCAATATCGGAGTTAGTAGATGCTACAGCAGCAATACGCTTATGCCCTAGCTTAACCTGCTCTCTTACCCACTCAACACCAGCCCTAGTCTTACCAAAGCCACGCCCTGCGTTAATGAACCAGACATTCCAGTCTTTAGCCTCAGGAGCCATCTGTTCAGGTCTACCCCAGAAGGACCAGTTATACCTAAGCTCTTTAGCCTGCTTCACCGATAGCTTGGACAGGACTTCCTTAGCCTTCTCAGGCGGCAGGTTCCTTAGGGTCTGTGCTGTCAACTTCATCTTCAGTAATTCCTAGCAACTCTGCAAGCTGGTCAATAGCACTAAGGTCTTCATCTGCACTATCCTGCTCAACTTCAATGTTAGTGCTAGTGGGGGACCAACCAGCCTTACTACGAAGGAACAACTCTTGTGAAGGGAAATGACCGAACTCACCTTCCTCTAGTGCCCGCTTGATAACCTTAGATGCTACAAGCCCATTGATCTCTGCACGAGCAGCCTCAAGATCACTCTTGTAATACTTATAGAAGGTATTAAGGGAACGAGGGGCATCAGCGAACTTAGCCTGAACTTCTCCTACAATATCCTTAACAGACAAGCCTTCCTTCACACGCTTCTGCACAAGGTTGGCAATAGCCTTATTCTTACCGATCTTGTTAATTGGTGCGCCGAAGTTGCTCATGTTCTATTAGTCCTTATCACCGAGTTTGAAGTCTTTACTACCAAGTAAGAACTCTAAGTCCTCTTTGAACAGAAAGATGCTAGTTTCTAGAGTCTCCCTACCCAAGTTCAAGGCTAAGGCTCGTGAACCATCTGGGAGTGTTTTCCTCACCAAACGGAAATCAAGGCTTATGTCAGGATTGCTCATGTTACTTAAGTGTCCTCTTAAGACTTGTGGGGATATATATAGGAAGGGCTACAGGGGCCACTAGAGGCTCTACCGTAGTCTTTAGTACCCACCTCACCCAAGAAGTCCTTACAGGCCCCTGTAGGCTCTCTGTAGGTCTCAGGGAGGTGGTATTGGTCGAAGCCAATGCTTCTTGTATTTCTATTGGGTGTATTATTACTACAAGGAGTATGTATACCTAAGGTGGTAGCGCAGGTTCCTTAAGACTAATCCTACAAACCTCTTAAGTAGCGACAGCTACACTGTCTTAAGACGGTAGCACATGTACC